GACTAATGATCCCCACATCGCGTCATTGCTGGCGGCAATAACAAAAAACACTAAAAATATGGCTGTTAATGACGCTGCAAACACCACGCCTTCAAGAATCATCTTAAACATTTTTGTCTCCCACTGGTAATGATGGGTAACAAAAACGTACTAAGCGTGTATTGTCAACAAAAACTTACGAAACGTAAGTCCCAATGACCGAATGCAACGCACTAACTTCGGACTTTTGGTATGTTATTTCTTTTTCTGGGTTGTGTTGTGCAAGCACAACTGCGTCATCGGAAAAGCGTTTAAACTGCTTAATCACCGCGTGACGTTTGCCGTCGCTCTCAATTTGCACAATCACGTCATCACCAGCGCGCACCGGCTTATGTGGATGCACAAAAGCAATCTCACCAGATCGAAATCGCGGCTCCATACTAGAGCCGGTGATGTAGACAGCATATCCATCACTAACACTATTCAGAAAACTTGGCGCTTCTATCTCATCAATTGGTGAGCTAACGTCCGTAATCTCTACGCCTACACCGCCTTCAGCAGCGCCATACAACGGTATGCTGCGCGACGAAATGGCAGTAGTGCTAGCCATTCCTATCACATCCTCGACACCGACGTTTAGTTCCTGACCAATGCGTTTTGCGAGACTTAGTTTCGGTTCGCTTTCATGGCGCGTATAGCGACGCAATGCATGCGGCTGCATGTCGATGCGTCTCGCAAGCTGCGATATCGTAATATCTGCCTCCGCGCATAACTGTTTAATGCGGTTCATGTGTATCCCTTGCGGCTTGTGCCGTTATTTATAAATTCACCATACATTAAAAAAAACTTATTGACCATTCATAATTTTGTGGGTACTTACGTTTCGTACTTAAAACTTACTTAGGCCACAAAATGTTGTTTGCAAATTGGCTCGACACACAAGGACTGTCCCGCAAAGCCGCCGCTGATCTGATCGGTACAACACCTGTCAGCGTATATTATTGGGCTGTTGGGCGGCACCGTCCCGGCCCAGCCTACACCAAAATTATTGAGCGCATAACTGCGGGGCAAGTAACCGCCGTTGATTTGCAGCGCGGGTATGAGTTGGCAAGGAGTGGCGACCTGTGAGCGCGCGGAATAAAGCGCGTGGGCGCGAACTTGAAAATGAGGTTGTTGCTGCGGCAACGAATGCTGGTCTAACGGCCCATCGGATATTCGGAAGTGGTGCCTACAAAAACCAGCTTGGCGACGACTACGCCTCGGACGTTGTGGTTGAGGGTTTGCGGATCGAATGCAAGCGCCGCAAGAGCGGTTTCAAGTTGCTTTACGACGCTTTCGATCAAGATGATTCAGACGTGGTTTGCGTGCGGTCAGACCGTATGCCGCGCATGTACTTGATGCGCGAAGACGTTTTTTTACACCTCATAAAACAAAACAAGGAGAGAGAAGTTGAAGTTATCTGACGTTGTAACCGGCGCTACAATGGCTGCACCGCGAGTTTTGTTGTACGGCCCTGCTGGCGTCGGCAAGACAACTTTCGGTGCGTCCGCACCAAAACCCATTTTTTTACAAACCGAGGACGGCGCTGACGTTGTTGGTGCAGCGCGGTTTCCTGTTGCAAAAACCTATCAGGATATTGAGCAAGCCATCGGCACGCTTGCAAACGAAACCCACGATTATGCGACGGTTGTTGTCGATAGTCTTGATTGGCTGGAAACGTTGATCTGGAAGCGGATTTGTGAGGTTCACAAAATTGAATCGATTGAAAGTCTGGGGTTTGGCAAAGGCTATGTCCACGCGCTTGATGTCTGGCGCTCGTTCTTAGATGGACTTAACCATTTGCGGAATAACAAAGGCATGGCCGTTATTATGCTGGCGCATAGCCACATAAAGCGGTTCGAAGACCCGTCATCGGAAGCCTATGACCGCTATGAAATTAAGCTACACCGCAAGGCTGGTGATGTGTGCATGGAAGCAGCCGACCTTATTGGCTTTGCAACGTACAGAACTAGCACGAAAAAAATTGATGGTGGGTTTGGCCGCAAGGTAACGCGCGCGGTTGGAACAGGTGAGCGCGTGTTGCGAACAGCCGAACGTCCAGCATTTGTTGCTAAAAGCCGTTACTCAATTCCCGATGAGCTACCGCTGTCGTGGGACGCACTAATTTCTGAAATCATTCCCAACACAAAGGAGGCCGCATAATGGTCGCATTAAATTTTGACATTTCTACAATTGAGACAAGTGAATTTTCACCGTTGAATCCCGGTGTGTACCGAGGCGAAATAGTTTCTGCGGAGCAAAAAACCAGCCAGAGCGGCAACGATTATTTAGCCCTGCAAATAACAGTGGGCGACAACCGCAGGGTTTTTGACAATCTCAATCTCTGGCACAAAACAAGTGACAAAGCGGTTGAGATTGGTAAACAAAGATTAGCTGAAATCGCCAAGGCGCTTGGCCTTGGTGCCATTACTGACAGCGAAGTTCTAATTGCTAAACCGATGAATGTCCGTATCGGCTTACGGAAAGATGACCCCTCACAAAATCAAGTAATTGCTTACGAACCGCCTGATTCGACGATGCCTCCACCTGCGGTTTCTGCGGCAATTCCAGCCCCTGTTGAACAACAGGCGGCGACCGCTGGCGCTCCCCTTCCCTGGCGCTCCTAGCGGCAAACTGGGGGGCGGCGTTAGCTGCCCCCCTTTTTTTGGAGGACATTATGGTTGAAATAAAAGTGGAACTAACAGGCTTTAAATGGGAACGCTGTCCCGATGGGTACGAGATTGGGGTAGAGGAACCCTCACCAGAAGCAAAAGAGTTGTTTCCCCACCAGATTGCGGAAATCTTCATCAAGCCCAAGTCATCCCGATTAGTAGAGTGCAAACCAATGGCTAGCGAACCGTCGCTAGTGACCCGCAACTTTGCTTACCTGGACCGCGAGGATGAGGCGCAGTGGCTTGATACCTGGATTTACGGACACGGCCTCCCCTTCAAAGACGCAGCCGGTAATTATTCATGCGATCTACAGGAATTTTGGGGGATAAGAGATGACCTACGGGCTTTGATTGACCTATTCGACAAGGCAATGACATATAAGCCAGGAAACAATCGCAAAGCCAAATTTAAAGAGGTGATTAGTCGCTTTAATAGTCTGAGTTTCTTTAATTACTTGGAAACCAAACCACTACAATTGGCAAATGGTGACAATCCACCCGTGCTACAGCACTCCATAAACAATCTAGCCGGAGCGCTGTACTTAGGCTTCGTTGAAATGATGCAACTAACAACCGGGCATCAGAAGTGTGATTGGTCCGGCACTTGGTACATCCCGAAAAGAAAAAAGCGAGCAGGTGCAAAGCATAACTTTATGTCGGACAAATGCCGCTCCGATTTTAAGAACCACCAAGTGAAACTGAAAAAACAGAAGGAGAAGTAATGAAGGGATCAGTACGCCCGATAAACCGAGACGGGCAGCAACAGATCTCGATGGAAGACCCAACGCTTGCTGCCGCCGATGCGGCAATGGAAAAGCGCGAGGCAGAGCGGTTGCCGCGTGGGTATGTCGGCATGAGTGGCATCGGCGACTGTCCACGCAAGACTGCCTACCGCCATTCGCTGGTGGGCGCTGATCCATTTAATGCTCAAACGTTAAAGAATTTTGCGGACGGCCATCGCACTGAAGAATTGATTATTCAGAGATTGCGATTGAGTGGCGCGACGGTGATCGACCGTGACCCAGAAACTGGGAGACAAATTGAGGTGCTGGATCACGATGGCCATTTCGCTGGCCATTTAGATGGTGAAATTTTTGGACTTCTGCAAGCACCTAAAGCGGAGCATGTGCTGGAAATCAAATGTGTGTCGGACAAGCGGTTTGCTGCATTTCAAAGGTTGAAAGAAAAGGTAGGCGAGAAGGAGACGCTGGCTGAGTGGAGTGACACCTACTACGCGCAGCATCAGCTATACATGCTCTACCGAGGACGCAAGCGCGGGTACATGGTTATCGCCAGTGCTGGTGGGCGGCAGTGGGATAGCTGCCGCACTGAATTTCATCGCGCAAATGCAGAGTGGTATGTGGAGCGTGCGCGGCAAATAATATATGAGCGCAACCGTTTGCCTGACCGCATCAGTGAATCATCGTCGTTCTGGCAGTGCCGCTGGTGTGAGTTTAGTGGCGTTTGCCATGACGGCGCTGCGCCAGCGCGCAACTGTCGATCATGTGTGTGGGCAAAGCCGGTTGCCGATGGCGCGTGGCACTGTCAGCGCCATGACGAGATTTTACCATATTCAAAACAGGTAGAGGGTTGCGACGATCAACGCTATCGACCCGCGTTAGTCGGCGGTGACGTGATGGATGTCGATGACCTCAAAAATCGTGTGACTTATCGACTTGCCGATGAGTCGGTTTGGGTAGATCGAGGAGAGATAAAAAATGAATCCATTTCAATCAAATAAGACCGAGGACGATGGCACTAATTTACCGCTGCCGGATAGGCTGGAAGAAGTGCGGCGCGAATTAAAGGTAATGAAGGCGCGGGAGCGGGAAATTGCTTTGGAGCTTAAAGAAGCTGGTGGCGAACGCGGCGCATTTTTTGAAGCGGTTGTTTCTGAAATCACCCGGCGTTCGCTGGATACTCAAGCGGTTAAAGATCATTACGGTGATGATCTTGAGCCATTTTACAGAGAAACGGAAGTTGTGACCGTCAAACTAAACAAAATTGATTCCGAGTAGTCGCAGCATTTGCCGTGTGTGTTTTCGCATGGCGCGCGGCTATGGCTTTAGCCCCATTTTAGTTGGTTTACCGGGGCGCGATGTTTGGTTTTGCTCACCAAAATGTTTTGGAATTTGGAAAGGTAATGGAATGACTGATTGGGTACCCATTGAGAATGAGATGCTGTTGGAGTGCGGCAAGGCTGGCGGTGAGTATTTAGAGAGTGTCGGTGTCAGCGATTTAGCGCAGCTAAATGCTGACCAGTGGCTGCAATTTTTGCAATCCATTGTAGGGCGACTGCATGAAGTGAGGCCGGAATATGATCGACGTTTGGAAGACAGTTATAAGAGCGAAGACCCGTTTGGGTTGCCAAAATTTGAATAAGGTAATTTTGGATTGCTATTTCGTCAGCCGGTTTTCGACGATGCAGATTGCAAAGCTGATTGGAATAAGTGAAGCGGAAGTTTGGAACGAGGTTGCAAAGAATGGCGACAGATATCGAAAGCGCAGCAATAGCAAAATTTGGCGTGCCCAACAAAAGTAGGTCGTCTGCAAAGGAGTTGCGCTTTGGTAACAAGGGCAGCGTGTCGGTCGTTCTGTCTACTGGCGAATGGTATGACCATGAAAATGGTGTCGGGGGCGCGTTTAAACAAGACGCGAATGTTGCGCCCGTAAAACAAAAGGGGCCGCGCATGATCGTTAAGAAATACGATTATGTGAATGCTGATGGTGAGCTTCGCTATCAAGTACAGCGGTACTGCCCAAAGTTTTTTACGCCGCGCGCTTGGATTGATGGCAAGTGGCGCACAGGCATAGGGTGCATGACCGATGTGGAGCGGTTGCCATATCGACTGCCTGAGATGCTCAAAAGCGATTATGTGATTATTGTTGAAGGAGAGAAGGATGCAGACGCATTGCGGGCGGTTGGCCTCGTGGCGACGACGAAGAGTGGCGGGATTGCTGCTAAATGGGAGCCTAGCGCTTTGCGCCATTTTTCTAACCGTGATGTTTACGTTATCGCTGATAATGACGATGCTGGCATTGATGGTGCGCGTAAAACTTGCGCCGTAGTTGCTCAGTATGCGCGATCAGTGCGCTTCTGCGATATTTGTAAAACGTTGCCGCCCAGAGCCGATGTGAGTGATTGGCTTGCTGCTGGAAATAAAAACCTGCTTGCGGTGTGCAAGGAATTTCCGCTGTTTGAGGATGAGCCGCTTGATGAAAATTTCGTCTATGACACGCTTGATGCTGATGACATAACGCCTGTTTTGTCGGCAGATGATTTCGTTGAAAGCACACTTATTGCCGGTGCCATGAGTGTTGTTTATGGCCCGTCAAATGTTGGCAAGACGTTCTTTGCAAGCGATCTAGCGCTCCATGTGGCGCTAGGGCGCAAGTGGCGTGATCGTGAGGTCGATCAAGCGCCAGTTCTGTTTGTTGCTGCCGAAGGGGGTTATGGTATC